CGGTCCGGTGGGAAACTTAACTGGGTCGTTGTAGCAGTCCGGCCCCATATCAACAACAAACAAGACCGTTGTGAGGGTCTCTTCGTTGCGCGTGGTCTCATCTGCTTTGATCAAACCCACTTCACTGTCCTCAAACTCTTTCTCCGCCTCGGGGATGGCGCAAAGAATCCGATAGCCCGAAGGCTTGGGCAGTTGTTTGCCTTTTTCCTCTGCGGTTGCAGCAAAGTTATAGGCTCCCACGACTTGTGGGTTGTTGGCGTCTGTAGCCAACAGGATGGAACTAGTCATCCGCATTCTCCATTCGTTGTTTCAGGTCTAGGGTGTATCCCCGCATGATGAGCAGACCACGAATCTCACCACACAGTTTCTTGTAATCCTCAAAGGACTGGGCCTTGCCCTCGGCCAAATAGTCCTTGAGTTGCTCGATTTTTTCGTCCGCTTGTTGGACGAGAACCTCAAATGCGTCCATCATTCACCTTTCTTGGGTTGACGATTTTGCTGTTGCCGCAACTGAATCCGCTCCTGCATTTGTCGCAGTTGCTCTTCATGGCTCTTATTAGAGAGTTGCTTGAGGACATCTACACCCATGTCCATCAGGTGGCCTTCCTTGGTAGCAGCCATCTGCGCAACGGTCTTCATCGCGTCCATCTTGATGCGCTTGTCCTCAGTGGCAGTCTGTGACTGGATGCGGTCACGCTCGATCTGCAACTGCGCGGCTTTAATGGCAGCGTCGGTCTGATCTTTCGCGGCCTTACGCTGGTTCTCTTGCGCTTTAAGCTGCAACTCTTGCTGCTGCATCTGGATGATCGGGTCTTGCGCCTGCTGTGCAGCTTGGGCCTGCTGCGCCTGCTGCGTGTTCTGCTGAAGCAACTGCTGCGCAGCTTGAGCCAACAGCGGAGACAGACGCGCTTCCACTTCTGGAGACATCTGAATTTCTTCACCAGACTCGTCCGTCTGTGGCGGCAACTGCATGCCAAGCTGCTGCTCGATCTGCTTGCGGTACTCAAAGCCCAAGTGCTCGTTGATGTGCGCCATCATCGCTTGCTGCATCTGCTGCGCCATCGGGTTCTGCTGGAGCAGTGCCTGAATCTTCGGGTCTTGCATCGCGGCCATGTGCACGACGATGTGCGCTTGGTGGTCTTGAGAAATAAACGCCTTGACGGGCTTGCCCTTGAGCACGTTCTGGTTCTCAGTCACTGGGTCTGTCGGCTTCTGGTCGTCGTCCATCGGCACGAGCTTCTGGGCATCCTTGATACCCAGCACGTCCAGCATCTGACGGTGCAACAGTGGCAAGTTGTAGAGTTGAGGCGCACCTTGGGCCAACTGGAGCACAGCCTGATACTGCACGATCTTCTGCGCCATTGTTGACGCATTAGGGTCGCTCACGGGGATCACGTCCACGTCATCGTAGTCAGACTTCTTCGCCTTGCGTGAGCCTTCGCTAGGCTGGTAATCGTAGTCGTCTGGTGTGTACTCAGCGATGATGTGCTTGAGCAGACCCAACTCTTGCTTCATCGAGTAGTGGATACGCGCCTGAATCGCACTCATGTTCTTGAGCGTGCGCTCCAAAATCGCCAAGGTAGTACCCACAGGCGCTTGCGCACTCATATCACTCAAGGTCAAGTCAGCGGTGTTGGCAAACCGACGACCCTCTTCGACGATCTTGTCCATCAACCCAGCCAGAACTTGTGACGGCTCTTTATAGGGCAGTGGCAACAAGTTGTCACGCAGCACACCACTGGCTACGTCAGCATCACGCCACTCACCGGGAGCAATCGGGGTGTCGTCCCCTTTGATCCGCATGCCACGGGTCTTGAAGCCACCGGGCAGGTTACTCAGAGTACCAGCATCGACAAGCTGACGAATAAGAGAAGTGCCTGACTTAGCAAAAGCGCCGATGAGGTGAATGAGACCAAAACAGTAGAAACCAAATCCCGGAACGTATCCGTAATGGACGAAGTGCTGTCGTTTTGCGTAGGTCTCATCATCAGGCTCCCAGTTGCGACGAATGGCCAGCACGTTGCTGGTTCCCTTTTCAATAGTGATCACGTATGGCAGTGCGATGCCAGTCTTCTCACCTTTCTTGTCCTTGTGCTCGTAGCCCTTGAGGTCGAGGTCTACGTTCATCTCCAAGAGTTTGAAGCGGTTGTCGGCAGTGGCCCTGAAGCCCATCTTCTCGGCAATCTTCTTCTCGACTTCATCGAGCACGTTCTCAGGTGTGCCCAAGTCGATGTCACGGTAGAACCCCGCCACTTGGAGCTTGCGCAACTCGTTCTCGGTCTTGCGCATCACGTGCGTCACGCGCGGAGAAGACTCCAAGTTACTCGCGCCGTAAGGCACAACGATGTCTTCGGCAGGCACGAAGAACGACACCTGACGGTCCATACCCGGATCGAAGTACACCTTCTTGAACGCATTACCCGCAAGGCCCAAGCCCCACAGCATGCGCTCGTGCTCTGGCCTGTACTCTTTCATCACGTCCGTCAACTGGTAGTTCATGTCGTCTTGGACACGCTGCGCGGACTCTTTCTTGGCTGGGGTCTCTTTGCCAATGATCTGGGTCTTGACTGGCCCAGCGGCAGGGAACGTTGCCATCATTGTCTCTGACTGAAACTTCACCAGCGCCTCAGACAGCATGGGGTGGAACACACCACACGCGCCTTCCCACGGCTCTGTTCTCTCTTCGATCTTCATGCCCAGCAGTTCTAGGCCATCGACGTAAGTCTGCATCCAGTCCTTGCGGCTGGAGATGTCTTCATCAAAGTCGCTGATCAAATCGCTGGCAATACTCTGCAACTCCTCCTCGTCGATGTACTCGGCCAAGTTGGCATTGAAGTCTTCTTGCGACTCCTTGTCCGGCTCGATCTCAATCTCCAAACCGCCCATGCCGATGGTCACGGACTCGGGGTCTTCGATCTCAATCTCGATTGCAGGGGATGCCTCGTCCATCACGGCAAGTTCTTCCAAGCCTTGTGGCGCTGCGTAAAGTGACTTCTCAATAGCCATGGTTCATTCCTTAATAGTACGGTTCTCGTTTACCGCGAAACTGGCGAGGCTCGTCTTCCTCATCGGACGCCAACTGAATAAAGCCACCACGGCGATACCGCAGCAATGCCTGAGTCATGGAGTCCACCAAGTCGTCATGTTCCCCTGATGGGAACGACGCAACTTCTTCGACCAATTCTTCTGCCCAGTGCGTATTAGGCACCCAAACGTGCCCCGATGCAAACATGTCAGCCACTGCATTGAGACGCGCTATTTTGTCATTGCCCTTGCTCGGGGTGAACTCCTGCACGGGGATACCCATCGCCCGCAGTTCAAATATCAGGGGGGAACCTGCCGCTTTCGCTTCCACGATCAGCGAGTCCACTTCCCATTCCTTGAACTCCTCCATCGCCCGCTGTTTGAGTTCCGGGAACTCCATGCGCTTCTTGAACGCATTAAGCAAGATGATGTTCGCCCGAGAAACTCCCCGGTCGTCGTCTTGATAGAACACACCCCACGTCGTGCACGCCGAGTAGTCAGCCCGTTCACTTTTCAAAAACGCCGTGTCCCACGACTGGATGATGAACTCACACGCAGGCGGGTGGTCGTGCTCCCAAATCTTCCACCATTCTCGCTTGACGATGGCCGACACGTCCGAGGTGGGCTGCTGCATGTACTGCGCTTGCCACTTACTATTAGGCAGTTCCTCTTTCAGAGCCTGCAACTCGGGCAACGACCAAAACTCAGGCCAAAGTGGCTTGCCGCTGGGCAAAATCGCCGGGAACTCGATGACTTCCCACTCTTCTCCCGACCTCTGGGCCGCAGCTTTCACAACTTGCCCCGTCAAATCTCGCTTCGACCAGCGCGTCATCACCACAACAATCGCACCACCCGGCTGGAGACGCTGACGCGGACCTGACGTGTACCACTCATACGTCTTGTCGTAGATTTCCGGGTTCACTTGGGCCATCGCGGCCTCTTGTTCCGAGTGCGGGTCGTCAATAATGAGGATGTCGGCACCCTTACCGGTCACCGCACCCCCGATACCAATCGCAAAATACTCGCCGCCGAAGTTTGTATTCCACCGACCCGCCGCTTTCGAGTCAGAGTGCAGGTCTAGGGCCGGAAAATTGCGCGTATAGTTAGGCGAATCCACCAGAT